TCTGCTGAGACGGCCCTTTATCTATTTGAGAGGTTTAAAGAGGAATACAATGAAGATTCACAAAGAGATTCAGAAAGTTGAGCATTATGAAAAATACGAAGTCAATGAAATCACCTTATACAACCACCTATACCTCCACTTCGGAATCCCCGACAGGCAACTTACCGACTACCGATACGGCAAGTACCAAACAGGATACTACCACGACACCAAGCTACTACCTCGGTAAGTACAAAGGCCTTGAGGCTTTTGATGTAGTAATGGATTTCCAGAGGGATTCGTATAACCTTGGTGTTGCCATTGCTTACCTGCTTCGGGCAGGAAAGAAGCAAGGCAACCCAAGGAGTCAGGACATCTCCAAAGCTGTGGATCACTTAAAAAAGGAATTAGAATATGAAAGAGACTTTGGACTTACTCCTGAAACTACCGAAGACAATATCGTTAAATAGTCTATATGCAGGAAAGCATTGGACGTATAGAAAAAGGATAAAAGATGAATATAAGAAAATCGTGGAGTCAGAATTGGCTCGTTATGACCACCATCTTGCAGAGGCTTGTACTATCGTTATTCGGTATCATACTCGTGCCGATGTGGATAACCTTGTTTTGGTTTCAAAATTTACTGCTGATACTCTCGTGGCTAACGGATGGATTCCTGACGATAGCCCTAAGTATTACCACAAGCTCACTATCGTTTATGACCAAACGGTTGAAAAGAATTATTGTGAGGTTGAGGTTAGATTAAGCAACGCAGTACCTACAAATGAAGATTAACCAACTAGATTTATTCAGCGGTATCGGAGGCTTTCATTTGGGCTTCGAGCGTGCAGGCTATGAGGTGACCTCTTGGTTCTCCGAAGTAGATAAGCACGCTATCGCTGTGTATAAACATCAATTTAAAAAGAGTACTTATGTCGGCTCAGTTACAGATGTTCGGGGAGAAGACCTCCCAAGAATCGACCTTGTCACCTTTGGATCACCTTGCCAAGACTTTAGTCAGGCTGGAAATCGCAGGGGTCTCGAAGGAGACCGAAGCGGTCTTATCTCTGAAGCAATACGGCTTATCGGAGAATGCAGACCAAGAGTTTTTATTTGGGAAAATGTTAAAGGAACTTTCTCCTCAAACGATGGGGCAGATTTTGCGGCAATCCTCCAAGCCTTTGTTGACCTTGGGGGCTATCGATGCGAATGGCAACTTCTTAACACAGCGTGGTTTTTACCCCAAAACAGAGAGCGAGTATACCTTGTCGGATATTCTACAGAAGCCAGAGGAGATTGGGGAGGAGTATTTCCTATCGGAGAGTCAAGTGGAGAGTCTGACTTCAGGAATGCAAAAGTCGCATCTACATTACAATCACCTGGCCACGCAGCAGGAAACTACCGAGGAATGAATATGATTGCTGAGGTGATTAGTTACACCCGTTCCTCAGACGGGAAAGTAACTAATCGCAACTACAAAGACACGGCAAACACATTACATTCAGTTACAGGTGGCGGAGGCAATACAGACCAATTCCTTAGGGTAAAGAGTGCTAAGGAATGTGGCTATGAGGAAGCAGGTGCAGGTGATAGTATCAACCTTACTGCTATAAACTCAACTACTCGCAGGGGTCGAGTGGGTAAGCAGAAAGCGCAAACCCTCGACACCTTATGCGAGCAGGCAGTAGTAGAACCCAAGTACAACTACAAGAAGGTCAATGAGACCATTGAGCAAAACGAGGGTAAGTTTAAGAAGGGTGAACCTACGATGATGGACTTGCATAATCGCAACCTTATGGATGTCTCACCTTGTCTAGTTGAGCCACACCATAACGCTGCGAGTTTGTTTGATGGCTATAGAATCAGAAGACTTACTCCGATAGAGTGTGAGCGGCTTCAGGGCTTCCCTGATAACCATACAGAATATGGATCGTACGAAGGTGAAATCAAAAGAATGAGTAATACGCAACGCTATAAGCAGTGCGGCAATGCAGTCACGGTTGACGTGGTTGCAGAAATTGCTAAACGTTTATTGCCGTTGTATGAATAATTTTGTTAATTTCGAATCAGTTTAATAATCAATAAAAGAGATGCTATGAAAACAGCAGTAGTTCAAGAGGTGAAGCCTGTAGGCGAACCAAGACAAGGTCAGTACGGAATGATGTACACCTATGGAGTTAGATTTGATAATGGAGACTCTGGTCTTTACACATCAACTAACGAGAATCAAAACAAGTTTGTAGTAGGCGAATCAGCCCACTACCTTGATGAAGCAAAGCAAAGTAAGACGGGTAAGACTTGGTTTAAGATTAAGCCTGCTAATCCGCAGTATGATGGTCAGGTAACGAATGCACCACAGCAGGTAGCCACCGCCCCTTCAACGGGCGGAGGGGCTACTACCTCAAAGGATGTACTTATTGTACGTCAGACAGCGTTAAAGGCAGCCGCTGAGTTTGCCGCTAGTATGGATGCTAACCACCTTGATGTATTGAGGTTAGCAGAATCTTTTAAGGATTGGGTACTCGATAACGATACCAACCCACTCAAAGAGCAGAGCACTGAGTCTCCGTTCTAATTAAAAGTTTCACATCAGGGGAGGGCAATGCTCTCCCCTTTTTTAATACCAAAACCATATGGCTAAAGTCAGCTATGCCGACCTCACGGGTCGGATAGATAACATTCGTATGAACAGGGTCAAGCAAGGCTATGACTTTGGGCATTACAAATTAGACGAGTACCTCCGTTTTAAAAGAGGTAATTTCAATATCATTTTAGGTCATAACAACGTAGGTAAGACCACTACAATACTTTACTTGATGGTACTGCAGTCAATGAAGAACAAACTCAAGTGGCTCATCTTTAGCAGTGAGAACACCCCAGAGAGTGTCGCTATAAAGATTGTGCAGTTCTATTTGGGTAAGACTATAAACAAAGTTGAGGAGGATGAGATGCAGAAGGCTATGCGTTTTATTATGGGTCACTTTATTATATTGGATGCTGATAAGAAGATGTACTCCTATAAGGATTTGATTGAGGAGGCTACCGACATCAATAGCGAGGAGGGCATAGACGGTTTTCTTATTGATCCATATAACTCGCTTAGGAAAGAGCCGAAGATGTTTCAGGCATTAGGTGGCCACGAGTATGACTACGAGGTGGCTACAGCTTTGCGTAATTGGGCCAAGCAGCAGAAGGTCAGTGTGTGGGTAAATACGCACGCAGTAACGGGAGCGTTACGAAACAAGTACCCTGCACAGCACGAGTACGCAGGTATGACTAAGCCCCCTAGCGTAGGCGATGTTGAAGGAGGTGGTAAGTGGGGCAATAGGGCCGATGATATGTGGTGTATACACAGGCTAACAACTCACCCTACCGAGTGGATGTACACACACATACACTGCTTTAAGGTCAAAGAGACGGAGACGGGCGGAAAACCGACTCCGTATGATGACCCTATTATGATGCGGATGAAGCCAGGTAGCGCAGGGTTTGAGATTGACGGAGAGAGCCTGTTAGAAACTTCAGAGAAAGTTCAAGGTGACTTACCATTTTAGCCTAAACTTATACTATATTTATAAACGATGAGTGAAGAGAGACACCCTTTAGATAGTGACAGATGGAGGTATGCCGAGAGCAAGAGTATGACCTTGCTCTGGCTACGCACGAAGAACCAACTCTTGACTGATATAGCCAACCGCATAAAACCTGAAGACCCAAATAATGAAGAAGAGATGAACCTCTTCTTAGATGTATTGAGTGTGTATGGTGCTATGGATTCTGCCATTGATATGGTAGAAGAAGTGCAGCGTATCATATGGGATGCCCAAGCAAAGAACGCTGAGTTAAAGTTGACGATAAGAAACCTCAGTGAACGGGTATCTAAGTATGAGGCGCAGTTTGATGAACTAGATGAATACTTACGATGAAAGCAAGCATATTAGAATTACAGGAGGAATACAACCACTACGTTGATATTCACAACATACAGAGAAACAGACAGCGACCCAATGTAATGGCAAGGTTTGCCTTTATGGTGGCTGCTAGAGAGTTGTATACAACCTTGGAGATAGCGAGGGTGACGGGTAAAGATCACGCCACGGTTATCCACGCCACAAAGTCCCACGAGATGAACCTACGCTTTGACAGCAGCTATATGAAATTGTTCAATGAGAGTTGCACAATTATTGAGAAGCTAAGAGGCTCAGAGGTAGGTACGGAGAAGTGGCAACTTACGAAGCACAACGCTCTCCTTCAGCAACGTCTTGACGAGTTGCGTGAGGAGATGTTGGAGTTGCGTACTGAGGTTCGTAACAAAGACCGCCTTATAAAAGAAATGAAACACGAATATGAACTTAGCGATTGATGTAGCACCCCTAGCAGGTTTTATAGTAGGAGTTAACTATTGGAACTCCGAGATGGATGAAGACTTTCAAGACCCCAAGTACCACTCTTTGCAGTTGTGCTTTGGGGTCTTGGCTATTGTAGTCACTTGGGCTACGGAAGGGAGAGGAGAATGAACCTATTAGAATTACTTGCTGCCTACCATAAGGAATGGATTAAGATGGCCTATAAGTTTGGTGCAGGCGCATATGCCGAGGACATTGTGCAGGAGATGTACCTGAGGCTAAATAAGTACGTTGACGATCCTGAGAGGATTATGTACGGAGATGAACCCAATAAGCTATTCGTTTGGGTCACTCTCCGTAATATGGTCAGGAAGTATCAGGACAAAAAAGACCTTCTAGTTTTTGTGGATGAGTACCACGAGCACGATGAGTTTAGTGAAGAGTTAGGTCGTGAGAATGAGGAAAGTCTTGACCGCTTTCTTGACACGATATTTGACAAGGCCAGAGAGATGCATTGGTTTGACTATAAGATGTTCGAGTTGTACCACACAACAGACTTATCGATGAGGGACATTGAGAAGGAGACTACCATCAGTTTAAGAACCATTTTTACAACACTTAATAAAGCGAAAGATTATGTCAGAGAAAACCTCTACGAAGAGTACCAAGAGTACAAAAAAGAAATCCTCAACTAAGAGCAAAGGATTGGGGGACACGGTTGAGAAGATAACCGAGGCCACAGGTATAAAGAAAGCTGTCGAGATGTTTGCCGAGGCTACAGGCGTTGACTGCGGCTGTGACGAGCGCAAGAAGAAACTCAATGCGCTCTTCCCATACAAGCATACCGAATGTTTGTTAGAGCACGAGCACGAGTTCCTAGGGGAGTTCTATGCTCAGTTTGATGGTATGAAGGTAGACGAGAAGTATACCCGACCTCTGGCAGAGATACACGCTAGGGTATTTAATCACAAGTTTGACATACCCTGCAGTTGTAGCCCTAAGACTTGGAAATCTTGGATCAATGACCTGAAAAAGGTATACACCGAGTATGACCGAGGATAAACTTTTCCTGATTATTAAGGCTTGTTTTATCGCTGACCTTGAAAAAAGCGGTGAGCAGTATTCTAGGTACGACTGCTTCAGCGAGAAGTGGAATATGGATATTGAACTCAAGTGCCGCAGGACTCACTACGATAAACTCTTAATAGAGAAGGACAAGTACGATGCTTTAATTCACCGAGCGAAGCTGCACGGCACAATACCTTTCTATATCAACTCAACACCTGAGGGTATCTATGCCTTTAACCTTGGAGAGATAAAGGATATTAAATGGGAAATGAAAGGGGGTCTCCCCAAGACCACCGATTTCCCTGACCGAAGAAAGGTAGTCAAGGAGGTGGGCTTCTTACCTATCAGCCTAGCGAAGAAGATAAACGAGGAGAATTAGTTTTTGATTGTTAATTGTTTTGTGTATATTCGAGCATAACTAAATTTTATGCTTATGTCTAAAAGAGTATTTACACGAAAGGAAAACATTGTTTATGGTGGTGCTGCATCCCTCCTGGCTATAGTCGGGATCATCGGGATGTTAGCGTTGTACGAGTTGATTGAGAACCTATTTAATCTACCTGTATAATGGACTACCTAGACAGAGAACTTGCAAGCTATCAAGAGTACCACGATGCTACCTGTGAGATATGTGGTGAGACGAGTTATGACGATTGGCAGTGCAACTGCTGCCGAGAGTGTAGTAGTTCTTCTTGCGAATGTGATGATGAAGAGATAGTAGAACGTCAAATACAACTACAGAAATGATGAAACACACTGAAGCGATTTACAAGGCACAGATAGTATTCGAGGATGCCTTAACGGACAAGGAGACGATAGACGAACTCCTAAGGATAGATGCATCCCTATACACTAACCTAGGGGTAGACAGCACAAAGGCGGAGGTAGCTTCTACAAAGCGAGCCTCTGCCTTTATTTATAGATTGATAAAAGGCATTGACCCTGACAAGGGCCAACGCTTTTTGCTTGCAATGGGATTAACCAAATAGAATAGATATGAAAATCAGAATGCTAAACGGAGAGGAGCACGACCAAAGCTACCTCGTAGAGAAAGCCCACGATGATGACTTCTACTACGGCTACCTAGGTAAGGTGGCCTTTAGTAGTAGTAACCTAAAGAAGCTACTCGACAGCCCTAGGACGTACTACAATCTAATGCAGTACGGGGAGGAGACTAACAGCCAAGCCCTACGGGATGGTAGGCTCATCCACACTATGATACTAGAACCCCACAAGATAGACGAGATGACGTTTATTGATGTGGCTAGTAAGAACGCTAAGAAGTGGAAAGATGCGAAAGCAGAACACCCTAACCATTTACTATACACGGTCAAGGAGCGCAGCCTAGCAGAGCGTATGACCGAGGCTATATTTAAGAATGCCCAAGCGGTAGAACTTCTAAGAGATGCCTCATTTGAACAGCCTGCTGTTGACTACATAGAGGGGTATCCCTTTAGAGGTAAGGCTGACATCATAAAGAATGACGGCACTATCATTGACCTCAAGACATCTTCTGACCTGAGGAACTTTGTATACTCCGCTAGACATAAATACTCGTATGATGTACAGGTGTATATCTACTGCCGTCTATTCAATGTAGACTACACTAAGTTTAAGTTCTTGGTGATTGATAAGCTAAGTTGTGATGTAGGGGTGTACTCGGTCTCTGAGGAGTTCTACAATAAGGGGGAGGAGAAGGTGATGTACGCCCTTCAGCAGTACAGCGACTTCTTTGAGGATCGCACGCTTGAGGAAATTCAGCAAGAGGTGAATAACTATACTATACAGGGAGAACTATGAGAAAGTTTAGAGTATATGTAGAAGATAGGTTTGAAGCAATCTTTGATACTATAGAGAAGGCTAGGGAGTGCAGACGAGCACTCCAGAGCCTCAAGTACAATAACATTGTTATATCAATAACCGAAGAAGACATAGACCCACGATAATTCGTGATTCGCAAATCGCAAATCCTCACAACAATGAACCTTAAATTGTCACAAAATAAGGGTAAA